ATCAACCAAGGTCTTGGCTTTGCCAATAATGGCGTCATCATGGATGATGTTGGGCAGATTACCAGCGCGGATGTGGCTGCTGCTTTTGGTTACAAGGGACTGCCACAGAACCAGCGGACATCAGCCTACACGCTGGCCCTCTCCGATATTGGAAAGCACCTTTATGTAACCGCTGGCGCATTTGCCGTGACCATCCCTGCTGACGGGACGCTCAACTTTCCAGTTGGCGCTGCCACAACCTTTGTTTGTGAGGATGCTGCGAAAACCATTGTTCCCGCATCTGGCGTTACACTTGTGCTGGCTGGCACTGGCGCAGCGACCACAGGGACGCGAACTTTGGCAATTGGTTCGGTTGCAACACTCATTAAGGTTCAAGCTAATCGCTGGTATATCTCCGGCGCAGGGGTCACCTAATGACTGGTATAATGTGCGCGATGCTTGGTGCGGCTGGCGCGTCCGGCGCGTCTGGATTTTCAGGAACCGCCACGCTCAACTCTGGATACGCGCCTTATGACATTAGTTTTGATGTTTATAGGTATAACGGCTATGACAATGGTTATCGCCTGAACGCCTTTGGAAGCATGAGCAATTATAACTTCGGGCAGGGGAAGACGACCACTCGCCTTGCGGGAGCCTATTTAGAATTTTACGCTAATGGGTCTTTGCTTTTTACATCCCAAGGAATTTACCTTCGTATAACCACGGCTGTTCCTAATTCTGGATGGTCTTCCATAAATATAGGTGGAACGACGCTGTTACGCACAAACGCATCGTATACAACTGGCGATGACAATGGGCCATACACTGAATGGGGTTGGTCTGGTTCTAGCCCAAGCATAGCTGGGTTCTCCGGCTCTCGTTCTGTTTCGTGGGGATGATTTTATGATTGTAAACATCACATACCCAGCCAATCGTTCTCAATGGTATGCCAAAGGGCGCTTTGATGATGGAACATATTTCGAGATGCCAGCGGAATTTGCGCCAGACGGCACTTGTGATATTCCAGCAACCGAAGAAAAAGTCGAACAACTTGAAATGGTGCTAAAGGCACGAAAAATGAAGGAAAACGGACAATGACAATTACGAAAACTTGGGCCGTCGCGCAAATGGACGCTTACCCTGAATATGAAGGCCAAGCCGATGTTGTGTTTGGCATCCATTGGACGCTGACTGCAAGTGAAGGTGTCCATCAGGCTCAAATATATGGCTCTCATAATATGACATTGGAACTTGATGAACCGTTTACGCCATATAGCGAACTTACTGAAGAACAGGTTATTGATTGGCTCTTTGCTGCCATTGGTTCAGAACAAGTCGCGGCTTTTGAAGCCAATGTTGAGCAGCAACTTCAAGATATAATCAACCCAACCGTTGTTTCTCCGCCTCTGCCTTGGTCTGGTGAATAACTGAAAAACAAATGATATGAACGTATCGGACAAACTCCTTGACCTTTTGACTATCAGGCAGCTTCTTTTGGAGCGGATTATTGCTGGCGAAAACATTGCGTTGAACAAGCAACTGGATAGCATTGCTGCGGAAATCACCAAGGCGCTAAAAGGCAAAGAGCTAACTGAATATCAGGGCAAACGTCTTGATAAGGCAATAGCAGAGCTAACTAGCATCATGAAGCTGGATGCGCCTGACCTTGCTGGCATCGCTACATCTGAAGCGTCATTTATGAACGGCGCGTTCGCCAGTGTAGGCATTGACGCTGTATTGCCAGCCACAAGCGTTATCGCAGAGATAGCCAAGTCATCGCTCACGCAGGGCGCTACCATTGGCAGTTGGTTTAGCCAATTAAACGAAACCACACGTTTCAACATTAACCGCGCTGTGAAGAATGGCGTTAGCCTTGGCTTGACCAATGCACAGATTGCCAAGTCAATCATGGGGACTGGTGACAAAGGCAGTGAGCCTATGGCCAAGGCACGGCGCGATGCAATGGCTATTACACGCACAGCAACGCAGACTGTGGCTAATGACGTTCGCATGGCAAGCTATATGGAGAACGCTGACATAATCAAGGCAGTGCAATGGGTATCAACACTGGATAGCCGCACAACTGAAATATGTATGGCGCGTTCTGGCAAGACTTGGACATTTCCAGACTTCAAGCCCATCGGCCACAATATACCGTGGAATGGTGGGCCACCTGCACACTGGGCTTGCCGTTCAACATCTATTCCCGTTACGCGCTCAATGGCAGAGATAACGGGCAAGGCTGAAGACCAAATTGCGCCGCGCACCCGTGCAAGCATGGATGGGGCTGTAGCCCAAGACTTAACTTTTGACCAATTCCTAAAGAACAAGCCACCTGCTTTTGCTGACGAAATGCTAGGCAAGGGCCGCGCTGAACTTTGGCGGTCAGGCAAGATAACTTTAAGCCAGCTATTAGACCAGCGCGGCAATCCTTTGTCATTAACCCAATTAGAAAGCAAATACGGTAAACCATGACGTTATAGTCAAACATTTCTAAATGTGTTAATAGCAAGCTAACGCGGAGGCAGAGCCAAAGCGCAAACCGCCCCAGAGGGGCAACAAAGTCCAGAGGACAAACCTATGAGTGAAGATAAAATTGCAGAGTTAGAAGCGGCGATTGAGGTTCTTAGCGCAAAGAATAATCAGTTGCTGGGTGAAGTGAAGGTAGCAAAGGCGAAAGCCAAAGGTGCTGAAATAGACCCCGCCGAATACGCAGCATTGCAGAATGAAAATGAAATGCTGAAATCGGAGCTAACCAAGACCACAAAGGAAAGTGCCAAAGCGATTGAAACATTGAATGCCAATTTGTCTGAGAAAGACGGAGCGTTGCAATCATACTTAATCGACAATGGACTTAACGATGCGATGCTGAAAGCAGGTATCAAGCCAGAATTTATGTCGGCTGCAAAGGCGATGTTAAAGGCTAATACCAAGGTGACGGCAGAGAATGGTCAATATTCCGCACTCATGGGTGACAAACCGTTGTTTGATGCGATTACTGAATGGGCCGCTAGTGACGAAGGCAAGCACTTCGTTTCTGCTCCCGCAAATTCTGGTGGTGGAGCCACTGGCGGAAACAGCAATGGCGCACCTATTGCACCCAAGGGTAACCTTGGCGGCGATAAAGGGCAGCGGGTAAACGCAATTAAAAATATGTTCCCTGATTTAGCATAAGGATTTTAAATTATGTCACTTTCGCAAATGAAAGTATTTAACGAATACGTCATGCCAGCCACCATTGAGACATTGGCTCAAATGGTTGACAAGTTTAACGGTGCATCCAACGGCGCAATCCGTTTGACCACTACTGGTTTTGACGGCGACTTCTATCAAGAAAGCTTCTTCGCTGCCGTGCATAGCGCACAGCGCCGCGTTGACCGTTATGCTTCGCAAGCATCGGCAACTGCTACTGACCTCACGCAGCTTCAGTTGAACGGCGTAAAGGTTGCTGGTGGTTTCGGCCCAATCCGCTTTGAGCCTTCGCAGCTTACATGGTTGCAGAAGCCTACATCGGAAGGCATTGAAGTTGCATCGCGTAACTTTGCTGAAGCTCTGATGGCTGACCAGTTGAACACTGCAATCGCTGCACTTGCTGCCGCAATCAGCAACCAAGGCGCTGCAACGACTGTTGACGTTTCCGGCACTGGTGCTGTGACCTATGGCACAATGAACAGCGCGAACGCTTTGTTTGGTGACAATTCGTCGAGCATCGTTGCTAACGTCATGAACGGCGATAGCTATCACAAGCTCATCGGTCAGAACATCACTAACGGCGCACAGTTGTTCGTCGCACAGAATGTTCAAGTTGTAGACATCCTTGGCCGTCCTGTCATCGTGACTGACGCTCCTGCTTTGTTTGCCGCTGGCACACCAAACAAGAACAAGGTTCTTGGCCTCGCTGACAGCGCAGCTATCGTTTATGACGGCGGTGACGTTATCAGCAACATCGAGACCAACAACGGTCAGACCCGTATCGAAACAACGATGCAGGTCGATTACACCTTTGGCGTTGCTCTGAAGGGCTACACTTGGGATGTCACCAACGGCGGTAAGTCGCCAACCGATGCTGAACTTGCAACTGGTTCCAACTGGGACAAGGTTGCAACGTCCATCAAGCATACTGCTGGCGTTATGGCGATTGGTAGTGCTGCTTAATTAAGCATAGTGTGGGAGCCGTCCCTTGTAATGGCGGCTCCCAATCTCTTTGGAGGATTTTATGGCTAAAATCATTTATGAACCACATCCTGTAAATGCAGCGCGTAAAGCAAGGCTACAGGCTGATGGGTATAAAATCGTTGACGCTATTTTTGCACCTGCTGGCACACCTATTCATCAAAAGTTAGATGAAGAAGTTGCGCCTGTTGTGGTAGAAGAAGCACCAAGCGATGAAATTGACGAAGTGGTTGAGAGGCTTGACGATGCCGTAGAGGAATATATCGCTGAAGTTTCTGTAAAGCAAAAACGCTCTAAAAAGGGTTAATACATGGCATTCGTGGTCGAAACTGGTGCTGGCGTTCCTAATGCCAATAGTTATGCAAGCGTTTCGGCTGCGGATGGCTATGTTGCTGACCGTGGCATTGCTGGCTGGTCAACGCTTTCAACGACACTAAAGGAACAGGCGCTAATAAATGCGACTGATTACCTTGAAGCTACCTACCGCGATGCGTGGAAGGGTAACCGCATTACCGCAACGCAATCGCTATCATGGCCGCGCTCTAACGTGATTGTGGATGGCTTCCTGCTAGATGCAAACATCGTGCCATTGCCCGTAGTTTATTCCTGCATTGAAATGGCTGTCCGCGCTGCTGGCGGTGAAACGCTTATTGCTGACCAAGGCCAGCGGGTAAAGCGCGAAAAGATTGATGTAATTGAGATTGAATATCAAGATTATTCAGACCCAACGCAGCGTTACCCATTCGTCAACCGTATGTTGTCGGCTTACCTGCTTTCTTCATCTGACGGCAGCTTTGCACAAGTGCGTATAAATCGCACATGAGTAGACAGGCGCAAACCGCTGCACGCTTGCTTGCCAAATACGGTGAGGAAGTTACCATCACGTTCACTGATTGGGCAGAATATGACCCTATCACTGGCGCGGCTAGTGGCTCGTCAACTGAAACCACAATCAATGCCGTTGCCTACCCATCTAATTATCAAACCAAAGAGATTGACGGCACTGTCATTCAAGCGGGTGACATACGCCTAATTCTGGAATTGATTGAGAGTATTCCCGTTGTAGGTTGCTTGGTTCTAGTTGATGGCACTACCTATCGGATTATGCACGTTAAGCCCATTCGCTTATCGGGCGATAACATCATCTTTATTTGTCAGATAAGGGCAAACTAATGCAAATAGGCACACGAGTTTGGTTTCCGTCTGATTGGAATGTAGGCACGCTGGATAGCGTCCTGCACAATACGCATGGCGAAGTTATAGCTTATATCCTTTTGCTAGATAATGGCGAAAAAGTGGCGGTAGATATGCAAATAGCGGAGCCTTTCGATGAGCCTTACTAAAATTGGCGCTGCACTATCAACACAACTGGCGACCCTAGACCTGCCAACAGCGTGGGAAAACTCGCGCTTCAAACCTACTGCGGGGCAAGTTTATCTGGCTGAAAGCCTTATAGCTGGCAACACGATTGCCGTAGGCTTCGCAAACCAAGCGTCAGATGAATATGGCGGCATCTATCAAGTGCTGGTCTATTCACCTGTAGACGCTAGTAAGGGCATTGGCCGTTCAACTGCTGACACTGTTGCCTCTGCTTTTGTGCGTGGAGACAGGCTGGTTTATGATGACGTGACCGTGACCATCCTATCAACGTCACAATCCGCTGCATTCATGTCTGGTGACCGCTGGGTAATTCCAGTGTCAGTTACATACAGGGCGTTTCTGTGAGCACATTTGCGCTAGACATAAGCAAGTTTGTAAAAAAGGCTGAAGGCAACGCCGATAAGGTGGTGCGTGAAATTTGCCTTAATTTACTTAAAGACATAGTTTACGACACTCCCGTAGATAGCGGTAGGGCCAAGGCTAACTGGTTTACCTCTATAGGCTCACCGTCAAATCAAACCATTGAATTTGAGGGCGGTAAGTCACCGGCTGAAAGCTTGGCTATTGGTCGTGCCATGCCAGATATTGCCAAGGCTACTGGTAACGTATTTTGGATTAGTAACAATTTGCCATACATATACCGCCTTGAATACGAAGGGTGGTCTAAGCAAGCAGAACGTGGTATGGTGAGAATTGCTATTGATAACATGAAGCGCGATTTGCGGTGATTTGTTTATCATTCGCAAAGAGTTTTTTTGGTAACTTCATGCATGGAGATTTTTAATGTCTGATATTGTTTCTTCGGTTGGAACGATTGTTTCCGTTTCCGCCACTGCCCCTGCGACTTATGATGCAACGGGTTTTGCTGCTCTTACTTGGTCTGCTTGCGGT